CATCGTCTAAAGAAAATAACCCTGATGGCTTTCCAGACGCCTGATTGTGGGGTATTAAAAACTCACCCAACAAAGTCCCCGCACTCTGATTATACCAACTAGAGAAATTCGTGCCTGTCATAAAGGCAGTCTCAGCCCCACGGGCGACGGCGGCGGTGGTTGTCGGGATTGGGCTGGTGGGGAAGGAGCCTTCCGTAACATCGGCTTGCCACATATAGATAGCTTCTTGATTTAACACACCACTAAAGGAGTTGTCGTTGTCAGCTTCGGCTGCATAGATTAGGAACTGAGGATTGCCAGCGCCCGTAGCCATATCAGCCGTGACAGAACAGAAGAACCAACCATTACCAACATCTTCTATAGTGCTCGCGTCAGCGCCAGTTACAGTGCCAGCGACTCCGTTATCCAAATCAAAATAAGCTATATTAGTCACAGCGCCTTTATCTAAGATAGCTAACGCAGCCCATGTGCGGACGCCCTTCTTGAGATAACATTGAAATGTGTGGTCTACGGTGTCTGTAATCGTCGCTTCGACATGAAGCTGTCTAATATAGTGGCTTGAAGTTGCCGTTGCGTCTTCCAGAAGGGCAGTGCCAGTTATAGCCCCATCAGGTGCCGTAACCGCTGCCGCTGTTTCATCTGACCTCACGTTCACCCATATAGCTTGCGTAAAGTCTTGACTGTAAGTTGCAATATTCTCTCTACTCTCCTCAATCACCAGCCCCCTCGACGTAAGCCCAGTCGATTGTATTCTGTCAGTTGTCGGGATGTAGGTGGATAGTTCGCTGTCCTGTTGAAGCTGAACCCTTGAGAAGATAAGGGAGCCTGTAGCAGTACCATTAACACCTAAACCAACACGAACCACACCCGTAACGTCTGCAGCTGTTGTGAATGTTATAGATCGCCATCCAGGTGTAGTTGGGAGTGCTGCGCTTGTATTACCACTATCCCCAGTTAAACTAGCAATGGATAAAACAGTCGTATTGCCAGATGTTACAGAACCACTTTCAAAGTATGCGCTGAGTGTATATGTAGAGTTGGCTTCTAATGTCACAGGTTGCTGAAGAGCCGGTCGTTCTGCTGTTCCAGATTGCTCAACAGAAACTTCGCCGCCGAACACAGTAGACGTGCCGAAAGCCGATGTGCCCGTGGCGAAGCCTGTCGTCCAACTCGTCCCAGGATGAGCGCCTTCCGTATGACCACTGTTTATAATGTGGTTAGTCTTGAGATTAGAACTCGTCTGAGTTGTGGTCTTGATATAAGGGCTTGCGGCTGTACGTCCGTTCGAAAGTTCGAGCATGGCACCGAAGATGTAGACAGCTAACGTACCCGCGTCCCTGTCAGGTAATATAATAGAATTATGGCTTGTGTTGGTAGCGTCAGAAGTTACAGTAAAAGATGCCCTGTACCAACCATTACCAGCATCAGCGTAAGTTATATTAGTTGCGCCAGAAGAACTATCCGTACTTGGCACACCCGCTGTCCAAGCTATTTCAATATAGCCCTGCCAATCAGCCCCTACACTATCCCAAAGCCCAAGCCTTGATTTTGCACTGTCTGCATTTTTTAGATACATAGAAAAAATGTACGCTGTAGAGTTAGCAAGAGTTTTTGTTTGTTTGCGTCCACTGGCAGCATGAGAGCCGCCCGCAATCTTGTCAGCGGTTATAAGGCCGTCAATAGGGTTCGCTGTGTCATCAACGGTTATTGTAGCTGTGCCATAATTATCTGCCCAAGTCGTACTAAAGTCTTCCGACTGCAACAACAGATTCCGATAAATCCCGCCATGCTCAAAGCGTGGACCTTGGTATATTGCGGTTGTGGTGGCGTTATAGGGGAGGAGGACTGGGCCAGCATGGAATAGAACATTCCTGGCTAAGATGCTTTCAACGCCTGTGCCTGTGTAGCTCTGAGAGTTGCCCGAAGAAGGCCCGAACAGTAATTGGAAACCTGTGTTAGTTGTGTTCCCGCTATCCCCGGTTACAGAACAACGATACCAGCCATCGTCTAACGCTGTAATTGTGGCGGTGTGTTGTGCGTCTTCCGTTAGGACTGTGCCATCACCAAGATCAAAGATAGAGACATCACTAGCATTATCATAGTTTAACGTCCGTAAAACTAACTCATCACGGTTTGACGCCTTTGCCTCTACACTAAATGTGTAAGGGGAGTCCTCTTCTAAAGCTGGCGTAGGAACGACATCATTCACTAAGTGAGATGCAGAAGAAGTGCTATCCTCTGTCACCACCCAATGGGTTCCACTAGCTGCTACAGAGAGGCGTGTCTTAGTCCAACTAGCATCGCTAAAGGTATTACTGTTAATAGCCAGATTATGAGGCGCAAACCCAAGCAGCCCATCGCTGCCCGTGACCATAGCCGTGCCGGTACGGGCGAAGGCAATGCGGGGGTCTAAAGTCTTTAAGCTGGCGAACTTCAGGTCGAGCGACGGATTTTGGCTTGTCCGCGCACCCATAACCCCGCCGGGGCGCAGCATTCCTACCATTACGAAGTCCCGTCGTATGCCGCAACTTTTTGACCGGCTTCAACACCGAAATACTCGACAGTGTTGCCCGGTAAAAACATCCCAGACGCGGTGGCTGTCGGGCTGGCACCAAATACCAAAAAGGCATCAGCGTCGGCAATCACCCTGACAAATCCCGTATCTCCGTTGAACGCGGCAGACGCGGCGCTTGCTGTGTATGAAACTTTTTGTGTTGCCTTAGACGGTTCACTACCGGCCTGTACTCTATCTGATTGTACAGTGGTGATAGCGCCATATTCTGAAATATATAAATTTGCCATCTGTCTTTCCTAAAAAAATGTTGCTTCTGAGGGTGTGGATTCATCAATCGGTAAATCGGTCTGCCGCCGAAGTTCTTTTCTCGCCTCTATCGCCTTGCGTTCGATCCGTGTGGCTGTGTCTGCCTGGACTTCAAAATCAACGATGAGTTCATCCGCCATGATCCACGAGAGGGGCTGAAATACGTTTGAGGGGATGTCTGTTAGATCCCAAGACACAAGAAAGGTTTCATCCAAACTGGCCTGGACATTAACAATTATCTCGTCAACCGTCGCGGCATCTTCTGATGAAGGAGTTTCACCACCAGCCACTACATGGAGGTGCTGCAATACGCGGTTGCGTAAATCTGCCTTTGTTGCCATTACTTATTACCACCGAAGGTCAGTTTTTTCTTTTTCTCGACCTTCTTCGGCTTCTCTTGCTCAATAATAAAATGGCTGTTGCCTGTAAACCTATGACCAAATTCTTCGTTGACCTCAACATAGTCACCGTTCTTTTTGAACGTGCTGCCAAAATAGGCAAGCTCATCAGGGCCATGCCCGGTTGAGTCGCCAACAAATTTAAATTTCATTTGAATATCTCCAAAAAAAAGGGGAGAGCAATTAAGCCCTCCCCAAATTCATCAAGGTACAACGTAGTGAACGACAACCGTAATGGTCCCCGTTCCGCCAGAGTTGGCGGCAGCATTCGCCTCAATCTGAATGGTCGTATCGTCGGCAAAGGTTTTTGGCCCTGCTGATCTAAGAACGCCACCAAGAGGAAGGAAGATGCTCACTTCTGGTTTAATACCAGCCACGGCATCCCCGGAAACAACCCCGAAGTTTCCCAACCCGTCAGGGTCGGCGGCATCAGTCCCGTTATCTGCCCAACCTACGTCAAGGTCGAGGGCTTCTGTACCTGTATCAAGGTCATCACCGTACATATACCCACCGACGACAACCGCGCCTTTTGGCACTTTGCACATTTCAAAAATGTCGCCGTCTTCTACGTTGGCGGCAATTTCATAAGTCCCATAGGCGGCACACAGAAGCCCCGCACCATGAGATTGAAACACGGGAAACGTTGCCGCCGCCCGTGTTGCTGTTAAGGTTTCAGCCGCCATGATTAAGCGTCTGCCGTGGCACTAAAGTAGCCCGTCACCATGCCGTGATCTTTCAGATCAGCGGTGTCCGAAGAACCAGATCCAAAGGTCAGTTTTTCAACAGCGCGGATTTCTTCAATGGCAACGCCGTGCTTGTCGCCATAGTCGAACTCTTCCGTTTTGGAAGTGGTCCGTTTTGCCCACGCAAGGCCGATGGCCTGAGCGCCACACAGGTACACAGAACCAACCGTGCTTGAAGAACCGCCAACTGCGCCAACCGAAGGAATGTCTTCGATTTCCTTGACGATGCAACCGTCGTAGACGATGTCACCACCAGCAAAAAGCGGGTTGTTTTTGCCACGGGCCATTGCTTCCCGCTGTGCAGCCGTAATAACAGAATCAGCCTTTAGGTCACGGAAACTGAGGGAGTTAGCATAAACGATATACCACCGCTCGTCTTCCGTAGTGCGGATCGGTCGAATCTTAGGGTCAGCCGTCAAAGCAATACGCTTCATCAACGTCAACGCAGCGGCGTCAAATTTGTCAGCCGTTGTGTCGATGGTTGCCAGAGCAACGGAGTGGTCAACGTTGTAGTTGGACTTCAATGCTCCGAAAAGCACACGGTCAGCATTATCGACCGACCAGATGTCCTTATTGGCTTCCGAAACAGAACCATAAGCGGTGCCGTTTTTAGAACCCATAGCTGAGATGACCGCATCGCGAAGGTTTTCCATGCTCCAATCTTTGAGCATTTCACGGGCAGCGTTGCGAAGCGGAATGGCAGACTTTTGCTCCTCCATGTCGGAAACACGAACGGCATTCCGCAGCTTGTCAACTGTGACAAGGTGGCTGCGTGTGTCCATAGATTCTTCGTTGCCTTCGAGGGTGCTTGAACCCGTAACGCCAGCCCCTGAGAGTTTGTTAACCAAGGCATAGGTGATTTTGTCACCACTTTTCTTGGTCAGGTCTTCTTTAACCTGAATGATAGAATTGGAAGTCGTCCCCATCGACGCTTTGAAGCGGTTCTCGGAAAGATATTCCCGGTAGTATTTCGCGTCCCACTGCTGAACAGTTAGACCCGACGCAGCACTTGTGTCAGTCATTGTAAAAAGTTCCTTCTAAGGTTACCGGCACCTCCCAGTGTCGGTGGTTCCTTATTAAAAGATTGCGTCCAACGGCGTATGATCCGGCTCAACAGGGTTTCCCCTGCCGCCTACATTCCGATCATCTGCCAACGATTTAGGTATTGCCGAACGGGCAGCTTGGTCCGCGTCTGCCTTGGCTTTCGCATCGGCCTCAAGTTCAAGTTTCAACTCTGCCTTGAGTTTTTCACGGTATTCTGTGGGGTTGCCCATTTCTGCGATTGCCATTTGGTTCTTGGCCGCTTGGTAAGCAAATTCCCCTGGGTGCGCCGACTGCGCTGCTTGGTCGTAAAGCAACGAGTTGTTTGCACTCATTTGGGACCAAACCTGTAATTTTTCGTCATAGTCTTCGTGCATCATTCGAGACATTTCCACCGACATATCCACCTTGACATTTTCCATAGATGCTGCGGTTTCTTGCTGGTGCTGCGCGAATGCTTGCTCAGGGTCTTCATAAAAATCAGGTTTGGGTTCTGCATTTAGTTCAGCAAGCTGCCGTTCAGCAGCCTGTCGTCTTTCCCGTTCGTCCATAAGAGCGGCGATTGGAATGTGAGCCGGTTCTCTCTCCGCTGCCGGTGGCGCAGCTTCTATTTCACCCGTGGTTTCTTCCGTCTCTGCTGGTTCCGCCTCTGTAGGGGCTTCCTCGGCTGGCTCAAGAGGTTCTGGGGCCGCTTCTGGCTCCGCTACCGTTGCGTCAGTTTCCGTTACGGTTTCGCCTTCAAAAAAGGTATCCAAATCATCATCTATCATCGTCGTCGCTCTCCATACGCCCGTTATCGTCGGCGGCACGTTTAACGCCCGAAACCCGGCGGCGGCTTGCGTCAAACAGACACAAAAAAACCCGCTAGATTGCAGGCCGTCGTAAATTCTTTAAGCTGTCACTAATTTAGCGTAGAAACCTCATTGGCCTTGGCGACCTTCTCCATTGCCGAAGCCTCTTTTAAATTTGTGTCCATGCTGGTGTTCTCAACGTCAGCCTCTTTCTGTGCGAGGTCTAGTTGCGAGTTCTTCTGACCAGCTTCAGCTTGTGCCGGGTCACCCTGCATACGTTCAAGGATAGCTTTTTTCTTAGCACTTGGCAGCGCGGACGCCTCAATAAGGACATCCGGCGGAACAGGCATCCCGGCCTCGTACAAGCGGACAAGTGAATCGAACTGTTCTTGCATAATTGTAATCGTGTCGGGCGCGTCTTCCATTATCAAATCGACTTCAAGCTCAGTTGTGTTATTTTTGGTTCCGACGACCTCTTGCATACGGGGATCGTCGCCCATTTGCTGCATAATGGCCTGAACTTCTTCCTCGGAAGCGCCTTGTTGCTGTAACTGTTCAACGTATTGGTCGCCAGCGGTGATAGGTGTGTTCATCCCGACAAACCTGACGTTGTTCTCGTTGTCGGTAATCCGCACCCACTTTTCCTCGTTCCAGTATTGACGAACGCGGTTCCAAATTTGTTTGTAGACACGCAAAGACCACTGACGATGACCATCAGCTAAATTGTTGCCACCAATCATGCCGCCTTGCTGCTTGGCCTGGATGGCGCGGCCTGACTCGCTGCCAATCTGCCCGGTTAACGCCTCATTCGGGCCTTGATTATCGATTTCGTTCTTCGCCTCTTGCAACAAGTTGAACTGCGCCATCGTCATATCGGTGGAATCGAGTATTTGAAATTCTGTGTTAGGGTTTTTAATAACGTGGCCGTCAGGTTTAGCCAGTTCGCGTTTCATCTTGGCTACGTCATCAACAGCGCCTTCGTCGGCTAACGTCTGCCGCATAGATATCAGATGCAACGCTTTGGATCTGCGTTTGTTAATTTCATCCTGTGGCGCAATCATATCCGCCACAGCGCCGGAACGATTGTTCTGCCGATCCACATAAGCTGAATCCAAAACCATAGGGTTCTCAGGTTCGCCGTCACCGTCAAGGAACGGTGAAATCCCGCCTTCTAGTTTTGCGCCCTTTGTGAAAGTACACCAGTACCATTGGCCTTTTTTTCTGTAGTGCATTTGCACGACACGCACGCGACGCCGAGTTGAGTCTGCCCAGGCTGTGGTGTTGGGTTTGTCGTCCAGTGTTTCGGTGGTAGACGATTGCAAGTTGGCATCAAACGCCGCTTGTCCGTCTTTCCAGCGGTCAATCGCTTCATCGTAATCCTTCCAAATCACATAACCCATGTAGCGTGCGTCAGAAAAATCGCGTTTCGATGAGTGCGGGTCATAAAAAGTCCGATCCCAAGGAATGTGCTTGGTCTGAATCTCTGGTTCTTTACCCTTGAACGACACAGTGACTTCGCAACCACCATAACCTTCAATCTGCTTGTTCTCCCAAGCCAAAGAACGCACTTCGTCCCAATTGCTGTTCTGTGTGACGAACCTCAAGGCATCGGTAGCGGCTTCCGAGCCTTCTTGGTCGGCAGGGTTGCGGGGGAATGCTTTCGGGTCAGAACGAGACTGTTTCTCTAGTCCGAGTAGGAAATCAATCTTTGGCCGGATGCGGTTGTAAATGGTCACTGGTTGGCCGCGCTTTTCTAACGCTTGGATTTCGGTAGCGGTTAGCTGCTTGCCGTCATAGTAATCACGCGCTTTTTCGGACGCGGTGCGGGCGGCTTTGCTAGCTTCTTCTGCGTCATCGAACCACTGGACTAAACGAGCCAACTGGTCTTCTGCCGTTTTAAGCTCTTCATTCATACCGTTTTCCAGTTGCCATCGTCATCATCATCAAAAGCCCTGTCCCATTTGCTGCGGCGGTGCTGGGCTATCGCTGGCTTATGCCCCGCTACCATTTCGTTCAACATCCGGCCAAACAGACTGAGAACGTCAATATCATCGTCCACCCGGCCAACCGGGAACGACATTAAAACTTGTAGTAATTCGGCTGACCAAGGCGCGTTCTTGGGGAGGTAAACCTTCCCCATCGCCGCTCTGCCGCGTATAGCTTGCGCCCGTGTCGGCT